GACTCTAATTTACCAGCATATCTAAAGAAACCATTTTCTGACATCCAGTATGCAGAACCATCAACCTCTACACATGCATTCTGTCCAACAAGTCCACAGTTAGTTCCAACCTGTGCAAACGCAAAGGTAAATGGTTGACCAACAAAACGTTGTGTAAATAAAGCTGTATCAGTCCAAACATAAATAGCATCTCTACCTCTAATGGCTCCTCTAATTTCTGATCCATCAGCTAGTCTTTGTGTACCCGCTGTATTTGTTGCTGTAGGTGTGTAAGTATTTATATCCTCTTGGTCTGAGAATCTAATAAACATATTATCTTGTGTCAAAGGACTACCTATTGTTGTTTCTGTTCCAAAGAACACTAAGTGACGATCCGGTGTAGACACTAACATATGTCTTGATGCAGTTGGCGCGCCAGATATAATATTTGCTCTAGTGGACTCTGCTGTTGCAGCAGCTGAGTTCCATTCAAATACAGCGCTGTCGTGAATTAAACAAATTGCTTTATCACCAAAATTATCTAATGACCACATACCAGGTTCTAATACTAAGTCACCAGATGCTGCTTCACCCCATGCCACAAAATCTGTCGTATTTGTTACAGTGTCACCACCGTTATGAGCAGCTGCTGTTGTACCTCTTACACCTCTTGTGACACCAGTCAGTTCACTTCCTGATATTCCTGTATAGGATATTTCTTCGTTGTTAATTTTAACAAAACTAGTTCCTGTTGTTGGAAACAAAGAGGCATCTGTTAAAATAATTCCTGTAGTTGTAGAACTATTAATACCAGATGTTATAGTTGTTGTTGCAACTCCAGTTGTAGTTCCTCCCCAAGATCCAAGAGACCAACCAAAACCCTTTGCTTGCACAGCTGGTCCTACAGGATAATAGTGTTGTACTCTTATGCCACCAGATGTGGTTGCACCAGATCCTGATTCGTTTGATGGCATTGTAATAGTGATAGTTGTGCTTGATGGTACACTTGTTACCATAAATTTTTTATCATTAAAATCTGCCGCTGCAAAATTAGATCCAGTTATTGAACTAAAATTATCTAATAAGACTATGTCTTGTTCTCCAATACCATGAGAACCACTAAATGTTATTGTAACAGTTGATGATCCGTTAGTCGTGCTAAATGCACTTGTAAGCGTTGTAGTGGACTTAATTGGATGTATGTCATAAAATATACCTCCTGAGTACGCGTATAAAATTCTGTTAGTTCCAATGATTGCATACTTTCTACCTTTACTGTTTACGAAATGATGAAGACCTCTACCTGCACCAGTTAATTTGCTGTCTCCTAATTGTCTCCAACCACCTATTTTTTCAGGTGTGCCATATCTAAATCTAACATTATCGCAATCTATCCACTGGCCTTCGGCTGTGGTTGCGGATATTTGTTTATTTATTCCAGGTTGAAAACCTATTTTTTGTAGCATATAACCTCATTTTATTATGCCTTCACAAATGGCGGAAGACCTAACATCGGCCTTTTGTCGAACCTATTTTTATCAGCAAAAGGACCATTTACATGGTTATAATGAAGAAACACTTGTCCACAGACATCGCCTTCAAACGGTTCTCTCCAATGCTCTAATTCACAACCACTATATACTAGCATATCGCCTACTTCAAGCAAGACTTTTGTGCCTTCTGGGGCATTGGGCTTCATTATGTTTTTATACTCGTCTATGACGTTGTTAGACCCCGTACCGTCGATAAATATAGGCCATGGATCTCCGCCTAGGTTGACTGTAGTAGATATTTCACATGAGGGTCTATCTTTGTGTCTTTTTAATATATCGCCTTTTTTATATATTCTAGCATAAGAATA